AAAGGTTTTTGTTGAAAGTGGCTCTAAAATCTCAAAAGCGCACATAAACAACGAAATTTGGGGTGTAATCGAGTATGCAGGCACCCCGCCGCAGTTTTTTGTCCCTAAAACTGTTTCCGGTGAGATTTTTACGCATTTAGACCGCTTATTTAACCGCGCATATGAAATTGCGGGTGTAAGTCAGCTTGCAGCGGGTGCAAAGAAACCAGCCGGTCTTGAGTCGGGCGTAGCTCTTCGAGAATTTCAAGACATTGAGTCTGAGCGGTTTTTAATGGTCGCAAAAGCGTATGAGCAGCTATTTTTAGACGCAGCAGCGCAAATGGTCGATATAGCTCGTGAGGTATCTGAACGAGGCGACGAGTTTGAGGTTATTAGCCATGGTGACGACGATATCGAAAAGATTAAGTGGTCAGACATCGACTTAGACCGCGATGAGTATGTGATGAAGGTTTACCCAACCTCACTTTTGCCTACAACGCCTGCGGCAAAGCTCCAGAAGGTTATCGAGATGTTGCAAGCTGGGATGATTTCACAGCAAGAAGCCAAAGCATTGCTCGACTATCCTGACCTAGAGTCTGTAAATAGCATGGCAACGGCGTCACAAGAGCTGTTTAACATGATTATTGAGCGTATTCTGGATAAAGGGATTTACCAGTCGCCAGAACCGTACATGAACTTGTCTATGGGTATCGGAATGATGCAGTCTGCTTATTTACGGGCCAAGATTAACCAGGTTCCTGAGGTTCGGTTGGACTTATTTAGACGATTTATCGAAGACTCCATCGGCATGCTTGCGAAGATGCAAGCAGCGGCGCAGCAACCTGCACCGATGCCGATGGGGGCTATGGGGCCGGGACCAGACGCTCCCCAACAAGGAGCGCCCCCGGCAGCAATGCCAGATGAGGTAGCTGCGGCGGAAGCTGCGGCAGCACCCATCCCAACAGCGTAACAACGCAAGAGGTTAATATGTCAGAAGAAGTTGTGCAGGAAGCGGCTGCTGAAGAAGCACCAAGTCAGGAATTAATGGAAGATGTAGCTGAAGAGGCTGTTGAATCCGCTGAAGCGCCCGAGGCCCCACCGGAGCCCAAGCGCCCTGATTTTTCTAGGCAGTTTGCAGCACTGGCTCGTAAAGAGCGAGCTATCCGGCAAAAAGAGCAAGAGATTGCTAACTTTGCTAAACAGCGAGAGCAGTATGAATCCGGGGCAACTCGATTAGCTGACTTGCAAAAACTGGCAAAAGAAAACCCTGCAAAGCTTTTGGGTGAGCTGGGAATTAACTATGACGAGTTAACGCAGCAAGTTATTAACGAAGGCAACCCCACTGAAGAGCAAAAGCTGCGTCGGCAAAATGAGCTGCTTCAAGAGCGCATTCAGAAGATAGAAGATATCTACAAGAAGCAGCGCGAAGAGACTGAGCAGTATCAGATAAAAGCAGCTCATACTCAATTGGTTGACAACATTAAGAATTTCGTAGACGATAGTAGTACCTACGAGATGGTGCAGCACCATAATGCCTACTCTCTTGTTGGTGAAGTAATGCAGCAGCATTACAACACGACGAAAGAAGTTATGGAATATGGGCACGCAGCACAGCTCGTTGAGGACCACTTTATGGCGGAAGCCGAGCGTTACTTAGGTAGCAAAAAGCTACAAGAGAGATTTCGTGAGTTAGAAAAACCACGCGAAGAGTCAGAGACTCCAGAAGCCGCCGAGCAAGCAGTGAAACGGGTGAAAACACTTAGCAATGGTGACATTGCTAAAAAGACGGAAACATCCGGCAGCACGTTAGAGAGCAAGGAAAAATCGCTCGAACGTGTCGCTGCTATGATCAAATGGGGCAGTACGCCCTAATTTTGGAGTTATAAAATGGCAAGTCCACTCGACGTAGGTACAGTAACCGAAGCTCTTAAAGAGCACTATAAACCACTCCGTGTTCAAAACATGGTTTACAAAGACAATCCGCTTTTCGCGATGATGCCGAAATATACAAAGTTTGGCGGCGAGAATATGCCGATTCCTTTGCTTTACGCTAACCCGCAGCGCCGAAGTGCAACTTTTGCGACTGGTCAGGCTAACACGTCTACTTCGGCGTTAAAGCAATTTTTGCTGACACGGGTAAAAGACTATTCTTTCGCAAGTATTACCGGAGAGTCCATCAAGGCGACGGAGCGAGACAGCGATGCTTTCTTGCGATATGCCACAATGGAAATTGACGGCGCTCTTCACTCACTGACTCGCTCTCTTGCGGTTGCTATGTATCGTGACGGAAGCGGTAGCATCGGTCAGTCGGAAGACAACCCTGACGGCAATTATGCAAACCTTACGCTTATCAACGCAGATGACGTAACCAACTTTGAAGTGGGTATGGAAATTGCTTTTTACGCTGACTCCAGTGGTAAGCCGGGAGCGGATAGGGGCCAAAACCGCATTATTCAGTCAATTGATCGTAACGCGGCTACCAAGCAAATTACTTTTACTGCAAACATTCACGTTGATGTTGCTTACACTGACCACTTGGTTATTGCTGGCGACAAGGATGCGAAAGTGACTGGCCTTGATGGTTGGGTTCCTTCAGCAGCTCCAGGCGCAACTGCATTTTTTGGCGTTGACCGAACGGCAGATGTAACTCGTTTGGGCGGTAATCGCTTCGATGGTTCAGCTCTTCCGATTGAAGAGGCATTGATTGGCGGCGCATCTCAAGTAGCTCGCGAAGGCGGTCGCCCAGACCATTGCTTTGTTGATTTTGCTACTTTTGCAAATCTTGAAAAAGCTCTTGGTTCAAAAGTTGTTTACAGTGAGTCAAAAGCACGTGACGTAGATATCGGCTTTGCTGGCATCGATGTTCGTGGACCACGTGGAACAATCAAGGTTATTCCTGACCAAAACTGTCAGCCAAACGTTGCTTGGATGCTTCAATTGGATACCTGGAGCCTTAACACTTTGGGTGAAGCTCCAATGTTCTTAGACCTTGATAACAATCGTATGCTCCGCGAAAGTGCGGCAGATGCTTACGAGGTACGCCTGGGTTACTACGGCAACATCGCCTGCAATGCGCCGGGTTATAACTGCCGCATCGCACTATAATTCAGGCTCAGGAAGGAGATTGAGTTTTATGGCGAGTAGAGATTTTAAAGGCGTCCAGGCGCTTGAGCGAGCGGTAAAAATCCTCGCGTTTCGTTTAACTGGCATCAACGGCGGAACGCCTGTAGCGACCCCTAACACGGGTGTTGCAAGCGTTGCACAGGCTGGCGGTGATATTACTATTACACTGGAAGACAAATACAGCTCGCTGTTGTCTTGTCAGCTTACACTTGGCGCAACTGACGGGGTTGCTGCGGCGACTGCTGCGGCATACCAGTCAGATACTGTATCAACAACTAAAACTATCGTAATTGATACCGCCGGTTCTCCAGATGCTAATGACACACTAGATGTGGCGTTGTTTTTGAAAAACAGCAGTGTAACCTAACTAGGAGCTTGCCATGAAAGGCAAAGGTAATCTTGCCCTTATGATTCTTGAAAAGGCCAAAAAAGATGGCCCAGAAGAGGATGATAGCGGCTTGATGAAGAAGGAGGCAGGGGAGAAATTCCTCAAGGCCATCCAAGATAATGATGCCGATGCGGTCGTCAGTGCGATGTCCGACTTGGCAACCATGATGGATTAATTGAGCGGGGGCTACGTGCCCCCGCTTTTCCTTTTGGGGGATAGGTATGCCGAAGAATCTAACAACGCTTCAAAACCTTGTTGATCGTGTACGGCAGCGAGCCGATATGACTGGCTCGGCCTTTGTCTCCGACGCCGAAGTAATCAGCTATATCAATGTAGCAATGGCTGAGATTCACGATGTTCTCGTAACTAAGTTTGAAGATTACTATGTCAGCACGCAAGAGTATGTTTTGCCTGGTGCTAACGGCTCTGCTTTGCCTGACCAGTTTTACAAAGCCCTTGGAGTTGATTTTGATGTTGGCGGCGTTACTTACCGGTTACGTCCTTATCATTTTCAGGAACGCGCTATGTATAATTCACCGGCAATTGTTTCCTCGATGATAACAAATACGCTCTATCATATTCAGGGCAATGTTATTAAATTTATTCCAAGCCCCACTGTGTCAGGGACAGCAACGCTTCATTATGTTCCAGAGCCCTTGCAGTTTTCTACAAGCGAGTCAGGGTACATGGATAAGACAATCCACGACAAAGCCCCAGCAGTGGCTTACGGCTACGAAGAGTACGTTGTT